CCTCGACGCGTATTTCTGTCGGGTTTCAAAAAACTGGAGGCCCGCATGGGGAGTAGAGGTCCGACGCCTGACCCGAAGAGCCAGCGTTCGCAGGCTGGCCGAAACACGAGGACCCGGAGTTCCCCGGCCGTCGTGCCGGTCGGAGGCGTCTCCGTCCCCGCGAGCGTGCAGCTCGTGCCGGCGGCCGCCGCGTTCTGGGACCGCGTCGCCCCGACGCTGATCGCCGACGGCCGACTCGTCCCCGAGCAGGCCGACGCGTTCGCGATCCTGTGCCGGCTCCACTCCGAGATCCGCCTCCTCGAGGACCAGGTCCTGGCCGAGGGCTTCGTCACCGCGACCGACAAGGGCCAGGCCGCGAGCCCTGTCGCGAAGCTGCTCCGTGACTCGCGTCGCGACTTCGTCACACTGGCGAGGGACTTCGGACTGACGGCAGCCGCTGCCGCCCGTATACCGCAGGACCCCAAGAATGGCGAAGAAGAAGACGACCCCGAGGCCGCGATCCTCGCGAAGCTCTCCGTCCGCGGGTAAGCCGCTCGACCCGAAGAAGCGGCCGGAGTATCTGCCAGGCTACAAGTGGGACGAGGACGCGGCCCAGGCTCCGGTCGACTTCGTCCAGGGGCTGTGTCGACACCCAGACGAACGCGGCGGAGACCCGAAGCGTATCGAGCTGATCGAGTGGCAGGCCGAGAAGGTCCTTCGTCCGCTCTTCGGCTGGCGTCGACCCGACGGCCGCCTCCGGTTCCGTCGCGCCGGGATCTTCGTCCCGAAGAAGAACCGGAAGTCGAGCCTGATGTCGCAGCTCGCCCAATACATGGCGACATGTCACGCTCCGGCGCAGGACGTGTTCCTCGCGGCGAACGACCGCCTCCAGGCTCGGACGATGTATCGCATGGTCCGGCAGTCGGTCGAGGCGAGCCCGCAGTTATCGAAGCGGCTGGAGGTCGTCGACTCGCGGAGCATCATCCGCAACCGCGAGACCGGGAAGGAGATCCGCTGTCTGTCCTCCGACTCGTGGCGGAATGAAGGCTTGAACGGCTCGGTGATCCTGGACGAGATCCATAGCTTCCGATCGCCTGACCTGGTCGACGCGTTGATCTACGCGACCCGTGGCACGGCGAACGGCCTCGTGATCTCGATCTCGACGGCCGGCTCCGATCGAAACGGAATCGGCTGGCGTTGGTGGCAGGACTGCGAGCTGGTGATCAAGGATCCGAAGGCGAATCCGACCTTCTACGGTCTGATCTACGCGGCCGACGAGGACGACGACTTCTCCGACCCGAAGGTCTGGCGGAAGGCGAACCCTTCGATGGGGATCGCGTTCCCCGAGGACGAGTTCGCGGCCGACTACCAGGACGCGCAGACCGACCCGCGGAAGATGTCGAAGTTCCTGCGCTACTCGCTGAACGTCTGGCAGGCCGGCGATTCGCGCTGGTTCGTCCCTCCGCTCGACTGGTCGGCCTGCTCCGCCGGTCCGCTCGATCCGACCGAGGGCCGGCCGTGCTGGGTCGGCGTCGACCTGGCGTCGAATCTCGACATGACGGCGGCCGCGTTCGTGTTCAAAGAATCCGACGGCTCCTATTCGGTCGAGTGGAAGTACTGGGTCCCACGCGAGACCGTGGCCGACCGCGTCCGCGAAGGGATCCCCTACGACTCCTGGATCCGCGACGGCTGGGTGACCGTCACCGACGGACACCGGCTCGATCACGAGAGCGTCGCTCGCGACATCATCGCGTATGGCGAGACCCACGAGATCAAGGCCGTCGGCTGCGACCCGTGGCAGGCCGGAGCCCTCGAGACGCTGCTCCAGCGTGAAGGGATCACGACGAAGGACATAGCGCAAAAAACGTCGACGCTCAACTCGCCATGCAAACTCCTTGAGGCCCTGGTCGTCGAGAAGCGGCTCCGCACGGGCGGGAATCCGGTCGCCCAGTGGAACGCGAACAATGTATGCGTCTATACCGACCCGACTGGCATGATCAAGCCGGACAAGGCGAAGAGTACGGAGAAGATCGACGGCGTCGCCGCCCTCGTGAATGGGCTCGCCCTCGCGTCGACCGACGAGGACACGGGCGAGTCCGCGAACCTCGACGACTGGAAGATCCGGATCATCTGATCGAGATTCTGCCGGGGGATCGCGGGGGAAACTGGCGGACATGCCCAGCCCCAAGAATCGCCGCCCGTCCACCACTGGAGGCCGCGGCAGCCGACGCCGGACTCCGGCCAAGGCCGCCGCGGCCCCACGCGTGATACAGGTCCGCGGCACGTCGCTGTCGTCGCCCGGAAGCTGGGGCTCGATCCTGCCGTCGGCTGTCGGCCCCGAGACCGCCGTCCGCGTGTCGGCGATCTTCGGCGTCGTCCGCTGGATCGCCCAGGCCGTCGGGATCTGCCCGATGCAGATCATGCAGGAGCGGCCCGACGGTCGCCGGCAGAAGGCCGATCTACCCTGTGCCTACACGCTGCGGAAGCGGCCGAACCGCTGGCAGTCGGCGTGGGATTTCTACACGTTGCAAGCCTACTGGACCGCGCTCCACGGCAACGGCTACGCGAGGATCCTTCCGGGCGACCGCGGCTGGATGACTCAACTCATTCCACTCCATCCGTCGCGAGTTGTGGTCGAGCAGAACGCCGACTACTCGCTCGCCTACAAGTTCTGGAACGACAAGGGAATCTGGGAGCCGCTCGCCCAGGAGCAGGTCCTTCACTGGCGGTGGATCTCCGACAACGGGATCGTCGGTCACGCCCCGGCCGAGATGAACGCGACGAGTATCAACCTGGCCCGCCAGCTCGACACCGCGGCTACCGCGTTCTGGAGCAACTCGGCCCGGCCCGACATGGTCCTCGAGACCGACGAGAAGATCCCCGACGCGGCGGTCGACGCGATTCGCGACGCTCTCCAGGAAGCCTACGGCGGAGCCGCGAACCGCGGCCGTGCTGCCGTGCTGCCGAAGAAGACGCGATTGAAGCCGATCGAGAGTAACTCGATGGAGGCGTCGCAGTTCCAGGAGCTGCGGGACGCGATCCTGCCAGACGTGTGTCGTCACTGGGGCGTCCCTTCGACGCTCCTGGGCGACGCGAAGATGAATAAATATTCGACCGTGGAACAGGAGCATTTGAGCGCACAAGTTTGGTGTTTGCTTCCATGGGCTCGCCGCATGGAGAGCCCGATCGACATGGCGCTCCAGCCGGTCTACGGCGAGAACACCTACGCGAAGCTCGACACCCGCGGGATCCTGCGGGCCGACACCGCCGGCCGGGCCGCCCTCTATCAGTCGCTCTGGAACATGGGGGCGATCACGCCGAACGAGATCCGAGATCGCGAGGACTTCGAGCTGCTCGACACCGAGGCCGCGAATCAGACGTTCGTCCAGCTAGGGTTCTCGACGCTCGACGCCGCGGCCGCTCAGGCCGGGGCCGCCGGAGTCGATCCGCAGCCGGCAGCCGCCGAGGACTCGCCGGACGATCAGTCGTCCGAAGGCGAGAGCGTCGACCAGGCCGGCGGGTTCACTCTCGGCCAATACGTCTACTTCGACGGCGGCGAGGGAACGATCGAGCACCTGATGACCGACGGCGTCCTCGGTGTCGAAGGGTCGCCCTTCGCGATCTCCGCGTCGCCCGACTCGCCGGCCGCCTCGATTCGCATTCACGAAGACGGGCAGGCGACCGAGTTCACGGTCGGGAAGCGAGTCTCGGATCTGTCAGCGGACCCCATGGACGGAGGCGAGAACGATGTCGCAAGTTGAGACCCGCTATCTGGCCCAGGCCGGCGACCCTGATGTCGAGCTGCGGCTGGAGACCCGCGACGACGGCCGGCCGCAGATCGTCGGTATGGCTCCACCATGGAACAAATGGAGCGTCGATCTCGGAGGCTTCAAAGAGCGTTTCATGCCCGGAGCGTTCCGGAAGTGGCTCGACCGCTCGCCGAACGATCCGCGAGGGGCCGCCGACGTTGTCGCGAAATACAATCACATGGATTCCGCCGTCCTCGGCCGGACGACGAACGGCACGCTCCAGATCCAGGAGAACGAGAAGGGGCTCGTGTTCCGAGCGACCCCTCCGGTCGGCACGCCGACGACTGCCGAGGTCCTGCCTCTGATCAGGGAAGGCTATATCTTCGGCTCGTCGTTCGCGTTCTCACTGCCCGACCCGCGAGGCGAGACCTGGGACGAGGATCCCGCCGGCAACGTCACGCGGACGATCACCGACGCGGCGATCTTTGACGTAAGCCCAGTAACACACGCCGCGTATCCTAATAGTTCCGTCGGCCTTCGGTCCCTGTCGGCCTGGCGCGAAGCCCGAGGGCTCGTCCACCACAGGGCCGAGGGCCGCGGGCTCGTGATCTCGCTCGACTACGACAGGACGTTCACCGCGGCCCCTGGCCTCTGGCGTTCGTTCGTCAACATGGCGACGGCAGCGGGGAACCGCGTCGTCTGTATCTCGCGACGCGAGGCGACTGACGAAAACCGCGAGGAGCTGCGGCTCGCGTTCGCAGACCTCGAGGTCGGCGACCTGATCCTCTGCGGGGCCGACACCCAGAAGCGCGACGCGGCCGCCGCGGCCGGGATCGCGGTCGACGTGTGGGTCGACGACTACCCCGAGGGGATCGTGGCGGCCCCGGCTCCGGCGGCTCGCTCGTTCAAGGTCTCGACGCTCGCCGGATCGAAGGCTGCCGCCGCGGCCGCCGTCGCCCGGATGCGAATCAACGCCGGCTAACAAGGGGACGACATGCCCACGCTCACCCACAATAGCGCGGTTCAGATCCGCTCGGTCTACTCCGATGGCGACCTGGTGATCTCACGCGACGCCACTCTTCGGACCGACCTGATCAACGGCACGGCCTCGGGGCAGGCGAACGGCCTCTGGTTCGGGACGCTGACGCTGGCGGCCGCCGCCGCGACCACGCTCGACCTCCGCGCCCTGGAATCGACGATCCTCGGGGCCACCGTCACCACGGGATTCTCGGCGGTCAAGCAGATCACGATCAGCAACGCCTCAACTGGCGCGACGCTGACCATCGACCAGGGTACGTCGAATGGCTGGACCCAGGTCACGGCCTACCGGGTCGGGGCGAGCGGCGTCGCGGTTCATTACGCCCCGGTCGCGGGCCTGCCGACGACGACCACGTCGAAGACGCTCCGCGTCACGAACAACGCGACCGCGGTCGTCACCGCTGGCAACACCACGAAC